TAATGTGCGCCGTATGATCTTGGTGCTGGAAAGCCTTAACTGGTTTAACCATCAAAATAGACTGGTTTTCAGTTACAGGGTCTTTTGGTCTCATATCTTCTGGAAGAGGAATTAATTTTTTGGCGTCTTTAATTCCTAAAACATCTAGCATCTGACGATACATTAACGGCATATTAAATAGGTTTGGAGACTGTTGTGCCAATTGCATAGCTGCTTGGTACTGAACAATCTTTTGAGCCATTGTTGAAGCATTGGGGTCGCTTACTGGAATAACGTCTGTACTGTCATAGTCAGAGCGCTTTGCCATACGGCTTCCAATTACTGGCTGGTATGTATAGTCTTCTGGGGTATTGTCGGCAATAATGCGTTTTAACAGCTTTAATTCTTGTTTTAGACTAAAGTGAACACGGGCTTGAACTGCTGACATTACCTTAAGAGTGCGCTCCAAGATGGCTAATGTTGTGCCTACTGGGGCATTAGCAGACATATCGGAGAGGTTTAAATCTGCTGTGTTAGCAAATCTGCGACCTTCTTCTACGATCTGGTTCAATAACGCCATTAATACTTGACTAGGCTCCTTGTAGGGCAAAGGCATAATGTTGTCACGCATAGCTCCCGAAGGCACGTCCACGTCACGGAATTCACCGGGGGCGATTGGGGTATCGTCGCCGTTAACCCGTAATCCACGGGTTTTGAAACCGCCGGGTAAATTTGCGAGGGAACCCGCATCGACCAATTGGCGGATGATTGAGGTTCCACTTTTTGCGTATGCGCCAATGAGGTGGATAAGACCAAAGCAATAAAAACCAAAACCCGGAATATAACCATAATGCACAAAGCATTGTCGTTTCTGATGTTTCTCATCATCTGGCTCCCAATTTCTGCGAATGGAAAGGACTGTATTAGTACCTTTTTCAATCGAGACGATGTAAGGCAACGCCACGCCAGTAGGTTCGCCGTCTTCGTCTTTATGTTCATATCCGTCTAAGTCAAGGTTAACGTGCATTTCCAAAACTTTGTAACGGTCGTCCGTTGTAGCCCTAAAGCCCAACTTCTCAGCAATTTTCTTCTCCACTTCATCAAGGACGTTTGCTGGTTCGCCCAAATCTATATCACGGTAAAAGCCCGATACTTGTAATGAGCGCATTTCATTTTCTGTTTTGCGCATTACGTGGGTTACACGCTCTGCAGATTCAAGACTAGATGCGCCATAAGGCACAACCATGTCTTCTGCTGGAACGTACATTGCTACTTGACGACCTAATTGCTCGTCTTCGTATACTTTTTTAAACGCATTACCCGCTAAACCCAAGCCCCATAGCAGACGCTCGGTCTCTGGACGGTATTCTTGCATTACTTCTGTCAGCTGATAGTTCATATCTTCTTGAACACGCTCCGCTGCAGCCTTAGTTTCAATGGTTTCTTTGCCAATAACCTTGGTTTTTACTGGTCCCATTGCTGGGAAAATAGACATCATTGTCTCTGATTGGAATTTAACCAAGGCTTCGCTCAATAATGGGTGGTAAACGCCGCAAGCGCCTTCCCATGGCTCGCTTCTTTCCTCAATTTTCAAGCCCAATAGCTCTAAACCATCAACATATGTCTGAATCCAGTCTTTTCTAGCAGTAATATCGCCTTCAAAGTCGGATGTTAGGTCAGAAGCTAGTGATTCTAGGTTTCTTTCATCCATTTCTTCTGCTAAATTGCAGTAGAAATCATCATTTTTTTCTGATTCTGGCTCAATTGTTATCTCCAAACCATCCATACCAATCGTTACCTCGTCTGGATTAACGATTTCAATCTCCAAAGGATCTTCTTTTTGCGCTAATGCGTCAATTCCCTCTGGGGCTTGGTATAGAGCTTTATCAATTGCCATAATATTTTCCTAATTAATAATATCCAGCGTTGCGCTTGGATTTAAAGTACCGCACTTCATCTGGTTCGTCACTTGGTAAACGTAAAAATCCACCTTGTCTAAAGCGAATGAGGGCTTGAGTGGATGAGTCCACTAAGTCATCGTGATCCGAATTAGGAAAGGATGCCATTTCTTCTATAACTTCGTCCGCCCATCTTCTTGGTGGCGCCCATACCTTGCCAGACGCAAACAAATCTGTTACTGAATTCAATCTAGCAATCTTATCATTGCCACGAGTAGGTGTAAACTCTGATACCGGTATCCCCATTCTACGCAATTCGCCTATTAATGGCAGACCAGAAGCCTTGCCCTCAACAATAAATGAGTCTGGAGTCCATTCTTTATACATGTTAAAAGCTTTTTCTTTTAACTCTGGAAACTCTAAGCGGGCTTTAAATGCGTCCAAAAGAATTACGTTGGGCTGTAGCTCATCTTCATTTAAATAAAACACACCCCAAGTTGTGCAAGCAGAATAGTCGCTGCGCTCATTTTTGGTAAAGGCGGTATCCCAAGACTGGATAACATAATTGCATTGTGGAGGAGTATCGTTGTCCCAGCATTTCCACCAGTCCCGCTTAACTAATGCACCCTCTTCTGAGGTGGGTTGCTGTTGATACTGTGCTTGCCACTTTGCTAAGGGCAGTTCTTCACGCAGAACTTCCAGTTCTTTAATATCCCAAAACTGGGGCCAAAGCGCCTTTCCCGATGGAAGGATAGCTGGAAACTCAATGATGTCCCACTCGTCGCCGTCTTTTTCTAATGCGGACTTTAGGATCCTGCCCGTTAAGTCTTTCTTTGACCAGCGGGTCATAATTACGATAATCGACCCTCCCGGTTGTAAACGCTGGCGAGGTCCGGAGGAGTACCACTCGTAGACTTTATCGTAGACTTCTGGGCTGGTAGCTGCGATGGCGGCTTCTTGCTCTGAGTGGGGGTCGTCGATAATAAGTAAGTCAGCACCTTTACCAGTAACAGTACCGCCCACACCAATAGCGAAATACTCACCATTAGAATTAGTAGACCATCGACCAGCTGCTTTGCTATCTGATCTAAGGTTAACATCTGGAAATATTCGGGCATATTGTTCGCTCCCTACTAAGTTACGGACCTTACGACCGAATCCTACCGCCAAATCAGCCGTATTAGAACATTGGATAATTTTCTTACTTGGGTCTCTTCCTAAGAACCAAGCCGGTAACATATAGCTGCCAAACTCGCTTTTGGTATGTCGAGGTGGCATATTAATAATTAATCTTTTAGCTTTACCGTTGGCAATATCTTCAAACTTTTTAGCCATTACTTTATGGTGGGCGCCATTAATAAAGCCGGGCCACATCTCCCGAACAAAAGACATAAAGTCTTTTTGGGCGTTTTCCCGCTTCATTGAACTAATATAAATCTCCGCCGCCTCATAAAAAGCTTCTTGCTCTGTTACGGGCATTTTTTCGATTATCTCTTTAAGATTCATTTAGCTTTTCTAAGTCTTATATAAGAGGGTCGAATACTGCGGGCAGTATTAGGTAGTTTCTTGCAATGTCCTAATTCCACCAATTTATTCATAATCCTATGAATATTGCCCCTAGATTTATCTCCAGTAATATCCATAATATTTTGAATAGATGGCGCAAAACCAAATCTACTCCACCAAGAATCTATTATCTCGTAAATATATCTTTGTTTTTCTGTCATAGAATAAAAAAGATTACTGTATACACAATAACGATTCCTGCAAACGATATCCAAAACTCTTCAATGCTCACAGATGGCTTTCCCAGTTAGGATCTTCTTTTCCATATACTTGACCCGTTTCTTTTAAAACGGCGTCATCGTATAGCAACCATATATCCGCCACCAATAGGCGGATAGCTTCAGAATCCATAGTAGATATTTGATTTAAAATTTCGTCTTTATCCGGCATTGCTCGCCCCCTCTTCTCCCAGTACCCAAAGTGGTGACTTTGTATCCTCAATCTCAATCGCCCGCTCAAGCACAATGATCGCTAAACGGAGAGCCTCATACCCTCTACTATTGATTGGATAAGAAGACTGAATAGTCTTTAAATCCTGTATACAGACATCAATCATTTTCATTTCTTAATCCTCTCTATTAGCTTCTCAGCCTCAATCTCTGCAGCCGCCTCTTGACCTGCTTTGATCTGAAGCAGCATTTCTCTTTCAGCTTCTAGATAAGCATACATCGTACTAAAGCGTTCTAGTCTATCCATGACTATCTTCAAATCAAACTCAACGTCTTTTAATGTTCTCAAAATATATACCCCCCTACCCCTGTAAATTACAAACAACAAGGGGGGTGTTCCCCATAGAAATACTGTTGTTTTTAGCCAACAAAATGATACCCCCTACCACTACTAAAGGTAAGTGCAACAAGTTGCACCTGTAAGTCATTGATTATCCTCATTATTATTTTGGATTACTTCAGGACTACTCTGGGATGCTGATTGCTTGTGTGGAATACTATGTATATTAGGACTAGGGACTCCTACTTCTATATCGTGGGGGTGGGGGTCGCCTAACTCCTCCCCTGCAATCTCATCATGGGTGGGTGCGATTTCCGCCAATAGTTGTAATACATCGCTATCGTCTGTCGTAATCGTGCGCTTAGCATCATTCATGGATTGCTTAAGTAAGTCCATCAGCTCAGCTCGTGCCTTGTCGCTATCCTTAATGACTGTGGTTTCGGAACGGTGAACGAATGCATCCACTCCTGCGATTGTGCCTAACGCTTTCAGGGCATTGACCCTTACAGAAGGGTTGCTATCCTCGGAAATAGCCTCTTGCGTTAGCCTTTGCACTACTAAAGCCCTTATTTGTCCTGCGGTATACAATTTCTGAAACTCAATTCCCTGCCTTATTGCCTCTGTTACCGCTTGGATATCGCCACGCTTTGCCAGCTTATGACCGTTATTTGCCATTGTCTTACTCGTTCCCTTAGCGTTATAAGCCTTGCGATAACTCCCAGCTTTAGTTTCACCAGTAGCTAGATGTTCGCAAAACTTAATTTGCTTAGTAGTCAGCTTAGTTTTATCTACTTGTAATATTTCGTGCATGGGTTGTTGATCGAGTGCTTCTTTAATCTGTTTCTTAGTAAGTTTCTGTAATCTCATAGTCTTATATACAACGGGAACAAAATAGGAATTTGACTAGGGCGATAAGCATATACCCGAATACTATCATAGCTACTGTATGTTTGCACAGTGATGTATTTATATACAGTCTTATCTCTTATGTCATTCCCTACTAGATGATGATCTAAGCCAATCCATAAAGGGCAAACAATAGCGGGCTTTTAACATCTCAGCACCTATAAATTATTTTCTGAAATCTTGACCTAGATCAAGAAACTAAGGGTTTACCCCTATGGTTTTAGGTGTTTTTTACTGAAATACTGTGCTTGTAGTAAACAGTCAAACACACTTAACAGAGGATTAGACAATTATGAATGATACAACTTACAACGGCTGGACAAATTACGCCACTTGGAGAGTCAATCTGAGATTTTTGACGGGATGGACTATTCAGACATTCCCGTTTTAACCCATTATTCTGAACCATCAACTGGAGAGGTTGCAGAATATCTAAAGGAATATGTCATAGAGATTTTAGACATGGATTGCGACCCTTCACGACTTGCGAATTCATACGCAAATGCTTTTATATCTGATGTAAATTGGCATGAGATAGCCAAGCACTTTGTTGATGCATTTATTCATGAAATGCAAGAAGAAGAAAGGGCAGAAAATGACTAAATATCAAAAGATGCATTATGCCCTAACTATTGCCTTTGCTAGAGGCATTATTGACGGAGAGCATTTAGACCTATTATTGAAAATATACAAGGGGGAAAAATGAAAACTTATAGCATTTATGCGACAGAAAAAGTTTGGTATGAAATAAAACT